TATTCCGAAAAAGCGGCAGATGTGGTGTGACTCAGCGGAGCCTGACCGAATCAAGATGTGGAAAGATGCCGGATTCCGGGCAAAGGGAGTCGACAAGGGCGGTTCTGCCGGATCTGTGAAAGCACAGATTGAATGGTTGAAGGGAAGCCCGGATCCAAAGGATAAGAGCAAGGTGATTGCCCGAAAAATATTCGTGGATCCATCCTGTACCAATACCATCAAAGAATTGCAGCAGTGGAAATGGAAAAAGGATGAAAAGACAGGAGAATACCTGGATGAACCGGTGTCTGTAATGGATGATGCCATGGCAGCGCTGCGATATGGAGTAGAAGGCTGGCGGAAGGCAAAACGCTGGCTCATATAATAGCGAGAATTGCCAGAAAGGAAGAAATATGCTGACAACAGAAGAAATAAGACAATTCATGGAAGAAGATAACGCTTCCAGAAAAAAGCAGTTTGCCAGGAAAGGACAGGCATACTATGATGGCGATCATGACATAAAGGATTACCGGCTGTTCTATTACAACGAAGATGGGGACCTGGTGGAAGATAAGACACGGAGCAATGTGAAAATAGCACATCCATTTTTTACAGAACTTGTGGACCAGGCGGTACAGTATATTCTTTCTGGCGAGGACGGGTTTGTAAGGACAGATGATCCGGTACTGCAGAATGAACTGGATAAATATTTCAACCAGAATGAAGATTTTATTGCAGAGTTATCTGAAGCACTGACCGGATGCCAGGCAAAAGGCTTTGAATATATGTTTGCCTACCGCAACAAAGAGGATATGTTGTCTTTTATGTGTGCGGATTCGATTGGTGTGGTGGAAGTCAGGGAAAAAGATACTGACGATGGCTGCGCTTATGTGATCTATTGGTATATTGACCGCATTGATAAAGGCGAAAAGACAATCAAACGTATCCAGGTATGGGATTCTAAAAAAGTATATTATTACGTTCAGAGTGACGAGGGAGAGATTGCACTGGATGAATCCGAAAAAATCAATCCAAAGCCACATGTTACATACAAGAAAAAAGGGGATAAAGCCATTTACTACAAAGATTTTGGCATGATCCCTTTTTTTCGTCTGGACAACAATAAAAAGCAGTTCAGCAGTTTAAAGACAGTAAAGGATCTGATCGATGATTATGATCTGATGGCATCCAGTCTGTCGAATAATCTGATTGATTTCGACACACCGATTCATGTGGTCAAAGGCTTCCAGGGAGATGACCTGGGCGAATTGCAACAGAATCTGAAAACAAAGAAGATCATCGGTGTGGGTGAGGACGGTGGTGTAGAAGTCCATACCGTAGATGTCCCCTATCAGGCAAGAGAAGCGAAACTGAATCTGGATGAGAAAAACATCTATCGTTTTGGAATGGGGCTGAATACAGCCGGTTTAAAGGATACCAACGCAACCACAAACATTGCAATCAAATCGGCATATTCTCTGCTGGATTTGAAATGTTCAAAGTTGGAAATCAAGCTGAAGCAGATGCTGCGTAAACTTGTGAAGCTGGTGATTGATGAAATCAACGAGAAGGGTGAGACCGCTTACCAGACCAGTCAGGTGTATTTCGAATTCGGGCATGAAGTAATGTCAAATGAACAGGAAAATGCACAGATTGCTTTGAATAATGCACAGGAGCAGCAGACACGTATTAATACACTGCTTTCACTGGCGGCACAGCTTGACAATGAAACGTTGATGAAAAATATCTGTGATGTTTTAGATATCGATTACGAGGAAATCAAAGATAAACTTCCGGATCCGGACGAAGCGGACAAGGATTTGAGCAAAGCACAGGACATTTTGGATGGGGTGAATGCAGATGACGAAAGAACAGAAGGCGGTACTCCAGAGCCAACTGAATAGTGAAAAGAGAACGCTGAACGAACTGAAACAGGTATACCGGCGGGCATTAATGGACTGTGAAAAGAAAATCATGGAGCTGTCTGCCAGAACGGATCTGGAAAACCTGCAATCCATCATTTACCAGACACGATACCAGGAAGTGATCCGGCAGCAGTTGGAGGGAATCTTGGCAGCACTGCAGTCCGATTCCTATTCGACAGTGTCTGATTACCTGTCCCGGTGCTATCGGGATGGCTATATCGGTGTGATGTATGATCTGCATGGTCAGGATATTCCACTTATTATGCCGATTGACCAGAAAGCCGTGGTTGGGGCAATACAGACAGATTCCAAGATCAGTAAGGGTTTGTATAACCGTCTGGGAGAGGATGTTGGAAAATTAAAGACTTCCATCCGGGCGGAAGTGTCCCGGGGAATTGCGGCAGGATTTACCTGGAATGAAGTGGCTACGAAGCTGGCAAAGTCATTTAAGACAACAGAATTTTCCAAGGCATACAATAATGCAATGCGGATTGTCCGAACAGAAGGGCACCGCATACAGGTTCAGTCAGCTATGGATGCACAGCAGGTGGCAAAGGACCATGGTGCAGACATCGTAAAACAATGGGATGCAACATTGGATGACAGAACCAGAGAAACGCACCGGATGCTGGACGGTCAGATCAGAGAACTGGATGAGCCGTTTGAGGTTGGTGGAATGCAGGCAGATGCGCCGGGAATGTTTGGAATCGCTGCACAGGATTGTAACTGCAGGTGCGCACTGCTCCAACGAGCCAGATGGGAACTGGATGAAGATGAGCTGAATACCTTGAAAGAACGTGCAGAGTTCTTTGGACTTGACAAGACAAAGGATTTTGAAGATTTTAAGGAGAAATATTTTAAAGCAGCGGAGCAGTATGAGGACAGAAAAGAAAAAACGATAAAAAATAATGTAGATGCTGCAGATATTCTCACACAGGAAGAAACAATTGAAAAGGCAAAGAAATACGGTCAAGAATTATTGGATGATGTTTCGGTATTAAAATATGATAATGGTGATCCAATTACAGACTATTTGAATTTTAAGTTAAAATATGATGCTTTGCCGAGGGTGATTTCTGATGCAGAATTTGAAAATGAAAAAGTAAAAAACAGGTTTGGTACCGGGGAGTTGCAAGCACTTCTGACATGTCTGCAAAAGATATGGTAGAAGCGTTTAAATATGGAAAAATGTATGCTGGCCGCGGAGTTTACGGATATGGTACCTATGCAGATAAAGATAGGAAAGTAGCAGAACTCTATGCTGGCAAAGATGATTCTGGTCGAATTATTGAAATGTTATTAACAGATGATGTAAAAACAGTTGATTTTGTAGAAATATTTACAGAATACGAAAAAACGGGAATTCCCAAAATTGTTGGCAATAAACCAGAGGCATATCAGGACATTCTTGGAAATGTTGGAGCTTATGCTGCAGTCAAAGGTTATGATGCAATTCTTTTAAATGGTTTTCAGAATAAACAGCATGTGGTAATATTAAATCGTGGTAAAGTAATCGTTAAGGAGTGATATGGGATGAATAGACAAGATGTGGAATGGAGCAAATTTGCTTCTGGATTGCTTGGCTATATTGATGCAGGACTTAGCAGGTTTATAGAAACAGATTATAAAATCGATTTAAATATGTCGATGGGGGAGATTCTTCATGAGTTACAGGAAAGTACCAGCATAGATCAGCTATCATCCGATTTGCAGCGTGTGGCAAAAGAATATGAACGGCATTCTAAAAAGCAATAAAGTAAAATGAAAATAGTTGAAGCCATACAAAAAGACGAAGAAATTAAAACGTTAAAAAGGGAGTACAAAGAAAAATATCATAAGAATGCTCCACCATATAATTATGATCAGTTTAAAGGGCTGGATGATTATAAAGCATATCTGCGGAAGCAGTTGGAGAAATAAGTATGATTGATTTATATTTGAAAATCAAAATCGGATGCTTTGTCATATCGGTGATATTTTATGTGGTATGCATCATTTATACAGTTTGGAAAAATAGACACTGATACCACTGGTCAGAAATGGTTGGTGGTATTTTTGATGGAGAAAATAAGTATGGATAACACAGTATATATTGGAGTAGTAGATACGAAGAAAAAGAGCCCATCATGTGATGTGGAAAACTCCGTTGTGTATGCAAATTCTACAATTACGAACAGATATTCAGGGATTGCCAACAGATTGATTACGTCTTTATGTGTTCAGGAATGTCTGGATAATGCAGAACGGTTTCGTATTGAACATGCATTATGGGATACGGGTGCATCTGGCTCGTGTATTTCAGAGCGGATGGCAAGAAAGATGGGGCTGCATCCGGTTGATACAGGGGTGGGGATAAGTTCAATCGGGCAGCAGGATATTTTATATTATATCGTTGATGTCCGATTGTCAGATGACATTGTATTTAAAAATATGAAAATTGCAGGCTTCCCTTTGGAAAATCACAATGTGGATTTTATAATTGGCATGGATATCATTGCGAAGGGGAATCTGACAATCAGAAACAATAACGGAAAGACGGAAGTAGAATTTTCAATTTAATAAATAAGTACAGGATAACACATAGCAATATGTGTTATTTTTATACCCATTTTTAAGAAAGGAAAAGGTAAAAGAACATGATTATCACAGGAATGGCACACTTCGAGAGTGTTGCACAGAAGAAACTTGTTGAATGGTACCACAAGAACAGACCGTAGGTACAGATTGATCGGAGCAATGTTTTTGTGGTCTGGTCTTGCAAAACACTCCAGAATTATAAATGTCTGGCATCTACCACAATCAGTGGGGACGGCATCTA